CGTACTGGGGGGATTGCACTTCGTGGTCTTTGCCATTCTCATGCTGCCCAATGCCATTGCGTTGATTCGATTGGCACAAAGTTCATAACACGCTCTAGGAGCCAACATGGCTGACATCCTCCCCCTGGACGAAATCGTCCGCACACTGCGCGCCCTGGTGCAGCAGCCTGTCACCCAAGACAACGCCGCCGCCATCAAGGCGCAATCCCAATCCCTGCGCCAGCAACTGGCCCAACACAAGCAAAACGGCCTGCCCGTGCGCGATGAATGGCGCTTGGCTTGCCTCACGCTCTGGACGGCCGCCGACATGTGCTGGGCATTCGGCGCCACCCGCGTTGATCGCGTCCTCAAAGCCTTGGGCGAGGAGGTGTGAGATGCAAGCAAGAACATAGGGCTTACGCCCAATGTCGCGCCCGCAACTTGCGGGCGTGTTTTTTTTCAAGAAAGGAAAAAACCTATGAAACCCGAAACACCCAAGTTCCTCACCTCTGAGCAAGAAGCACATCATTACTTCTGCCAGGTGCTGGAAGTGCTGACTGGCGTTCGTGCAGCCACAGGTCTGAAGTTGGTCGAGATGCTTCATCAGCACATCACGGAAAACAGCATCATTGTGCAGGGCGTCAGAGTCCAGCCGGATCTCCAGACGCATGTTTTGGAGCGAGCCCCCAACTGAAGACCGCCCCCGAGGCGGTTTTTTGTTGCCTGCTACGTTCAGCCGCTCTGCAATCAGACAATGATTCCGCCAAAGTTCCCTACGTAGATCCCCACATCCACGCTTCCATTGAGCAAATATTTGTGGCGCTTGTCATCAACCGTGATGGCAACAGACAGCGTAGGGCCATTGGCAATCTTGCCCCCGGCAATCAGCGCCTGAACGTAGCTGCTCGGGATAATCACGAATTCAGATGCAAGAGCCTTACGCAGCACAAACACGTAGAAGGTTGACGAGTTGTGGTTCTGCTGAAAAGCCCCTTGCTTGATCGTGAACTGGAACCGCCCGCCAATCTCTGACGCTGTTTTTACCTGCAAGTGGAAATACTTTCCGGCCTTGCTTGCCACCACATCAATCCCGGAATCAACCAGCATGGCTGATGCGTTGTAGCCCCAAAACAGCAACTCGCTAATCACTGCCATCTCACCGGCCCTGCCTAGATAGGCGCGGTCAGTTTCGGGTGGCGCAATCGTCTCGAGCACAGATCCCGTGCGCTCCACCTTCAACCGATACCAGCCCCTCTTGAACTGCCCTTTCTTCTTGCCGGCCACTCTGGCAAACGTTGGACGCTGCGTTTTGAGCTTCAAGTTCGCTGCCAGCGCCGCCTGAATACGGCGGGAAAACTCTTGCGCAGGCAGGCCCATGTTCTTGTTCGCAGCGACAGCCGCCGCCGCAATGTCATCGACATGCATGCCCTTGAGTCCAGCGTTCTTCAGGATGTCACGCACCGCTTCCAGGGTCGGGCTTAGTTGCATCGCCATGTGTTTCTCCTTTTCGGGTTTGGTGCTATCATGCCACCGCCTCGCAAGAGGTCAGGCTTGGCGGCCTGAATGACTTCGCGGCAAAAGCCGCAACCTGTGCAGTGTGCGGCTTTTTTCATGCCCGGATTCCGTGTTATGGCGGCCCCGGCAGGAGAGCCGCAAGGCTCGCAGGTTCAACGCTCCGCGAGGTCGCCTGTCCGCCAATCCTGCCGTGGGCTGCCACCCATCTTGGCGGATGCTGGCAGCCCGAGACAAGACCTCAATCTCGGAGTCAGCCATGACATCACTTGCACCCTTCGCCATTGACGAAGTTGCTGTCCGTCAGCACGACGGCTTGTTCAGCCTCAACGACTTGCACAAGGCAAGCGGTAACATTGAGGCGCAGCGCCCAAACCAATTTCTGCGCATCGACCAAACAAAGGCGTTGATTCAGGAATTGAAAACTGCGCAGATTTGCGCAGTTAAAACCAAAGAAGGCCGCAACGGCGGCACCTACGCCTGCCGCGAGCTGGTCATTGCCTACGCTGCCTGGATCAGCGCAGCGTTTCACCTGAAGGTCATCCGGGTGTTTCTGGATGTGGCAGCACCGGCCCAGCCCACCACCATCACCCCCTCTCAGCAACAGCACCTCAAGGAGCTTGTTGATCTGGTGGTCGAGTCAGGCAACCGCCCGCGTTGCGCTGATGCACTCATTCCAGCCTGCCCGGCCAAAAGTCCAGCGGGCTTTGCTTTTGATAATGCTATCATAAAACGCTTGCACTAAGCCCAATGCTTGCTAAAATTGCAAGCATGAACCGCAAGCACCGCCAAACGTTGGCAGCCATTTTTGCCAAGCCCACACGGGCCAACATTGCCTTCAGCGACATTGAGGCTTTGCTGCTGGCGCTGGGCTGCGAGCTCACTGAAGGGGCCGGTTCGCGCGTGCGCTTTGATAAAACGCTGGTCGAGAAAGACCAAGACGGCAACGTCATCAACACCCACGCGCTGGCCTTTTTGGCGCACCGCCCGCACCCCGGCAAAGAAGCCAAGCGCTACCAAGTCGAACAAGCCCGCCAATACCTGCAAGCCATAGGAGAAGCGCCATGAGCAGCAAAATGACCCACAAAGGCTACACCGCCCACATCACCTACGACGAGCGCGACGACATTTTCACAGGCCGCGTGCTGGGCATCCGCGACATCATCGGCTTTCACGCCCAAAGCGTGGCCGAGCTGCGCGCGGCCTTCATTGAAGCGGTAGAACACTACATCGCCACCTGCCAACAGCGCGGCGTAGAGCCACAAGCGCCCGCCAGCGGCCGCCTCATGCTGCGCATCGCGCCAGAAGTACACCGCGCCAGCCTCATCGCCGCCCAATCCAGCGGCCAAAGCCTCAACCAATGGGCAGAAGCCGCCCTGGCGCGCGCCACGCAAGAGGCCAGCGCCTAAAGCCCTGCTGCCCCAACCAGCCCGCTGCCAGCGGGCTTTGCTTTGCCCGCCGCTTGGGGTATCATGCGTCTGCCTCGCAAGAGGTGGAGCCTCGAAAACTCCATACAGAGCGGCCAGCCGCTACCCGTAAGACAGCGGCTTTTTTGCGCCCGGATTCAAGCTGCCTGCACATATTGCGGACAGCAATGATTACGCCGGGAGTGGGCTATCCGCAAGGACGCCCGCCTGGCTCTGTACAGGTTTTCGAGACTCCCGGCACCTTTGCTGGCGCACCTCGAAATGTTCCAGCAAAGGCTTTCAAGTCTCACAGAGGAGCATTTCATGACCGCATCCGCCTTGGCCTTCGCGCCAACCCTCGCCGTTGTTGACGGCCAAGCCACTACCCTTTCCACCGACGTTGCGCGTCACTTTGGCAAACGGCACGACGATGTGTTGCGCAGCATTCGCGGCTTGATCGTCCAAATGCCAGAGGGACACCTCCGCAATTTTGCGGAAGCATCAGTTGAGGTGGAACAGCCCAATGGAGGCAAGGCCACATATCCCGCCTACCGCCTCACCCGCGACGGCTTCACCCTGCTGGCGATGGGCTTCACTGGCAAAAAGGCGCTGGCCTTCAAGCTGGCCTACATCGACGCCTTCAACCAAATGGAAGCGGCGCTGCTTCAGCAATCCCTGCCCACCACCATCACCCCCGCCCAACAGCAGCACCTCAAAGAGCTTGTGGACCTGGTAGTCGAGTCAGGCAAGCAAAAAAGCCACGCCGAAACCTGGGCGCGCCTGCACCGCAAGTTCGGCGTGCCGCGCTACATCGAGTTGCCCGCCGCGCAGTTCGTGTCTGCCTGCCTCTACCTCAAGAGCAAGATCGACCAACCCAGCATCGCCGCGCTGATCCGCAAGCACCTGCCCGCCCAGATTGAGACCCTCGACCTCTCCGGCGGCCCGGCCGCGCAAGCGGCGCACGAAGCGGCCATGCAGTACATCGACAACCTGCGCAACGGCCAGCAAGCCCGCTGGGACTTGCCCCCTGAAGTGCTGCAAGGGCTGGTGCTGGATGCCCTGATGGGCCAGCGCTTTATCGTCAGCTTCGGCTACCGCCAGGGCATGAGCATCAAGCCCATCGCCCGCGACGCTTACATACTGCCCGCCTCCCAATGGGCCAAGGCCATTGAATCGGGCGACGCGCACCTGCCGCCCGAAGAACTGGCCCGGCTTGCCAACGTCTGCACCCAGCGCATGGCCCGCGCCCTGCAACGCAGGCTGCCGCCATCCCAGCCGCCCGCGCTGGCCTGATCCTCCACAGCCCACCGCGTGCGGGCTTTTCTTTGGCTACCACCAATGCCTGAGCATCTTGCACGCATCAACTCAATGCCCGCAGAAACCTGAAAGGGTGCTTGAATTAAACCGGTTGGGTACAATCCGTCCCAATTTTTGGTCTGTTGTCTTTCGGAAAGGAGGGGTTATGTACGATGTACTCACCGTTGCTGACGCCATCTTGAAGATTGCTGCGCAACAGGGCAAAACACTCACGCCGATGCAGCTCGTCAAGCTGACCTACATCGCGCACGGCTGGAGCCTGGGCCTGCGTGGCCGCGACTTGTTTCGCAACCGCATCGAAGCGTGGCGCTACGGCCCGGTCATCCCTGACCTGTACCACGCCACCAAGGTCTATGGCCGCTCCCCCATCCCGATCAATGCCTTGGGCAACATTGATGAAATCCGGGTCTCCCCAGAAGATAAGCAGTTTCTGGAAGAGGTGCTGGCCAAGTACGGCCACCTCAGCGGCATCTCCCTGTCCTACATCACGCACCAGGCAGGTACCCCGTGGACGCAGGTATACAAGCCTGATGTAAGCGACCAGGAAATCCCCGACGATCTGATCGCACACCATTACAGAGACTTGGCCAATGCCGCAAGACAACACGGAAGAGTCTGAGGGCATCCAGGAGATTCCTGTCGACCCAAGCGAGCTCAATCAACAGGTGCCCTTGTGGGCAGCCATGGCCACCGCCGGGAAAGAAGAGCGCAAATGGGAAAACTGGGAATACCTCTCAGACATCAAGCGCGACAACGACCGCAAATGGCTTCGGCTCTATGGATTGATTGTGATGTTGGTCACAATGGCATTCACCTACTTGTTCTTGGCGGCCCTTGGCATCTGGGCGTGGCACCAGCTTGCCCCCGAGTGCTGGCGCTGGCTCGATGAAGTCCGCCTGAACAAAATTCAGAGCACCCTCTTCAGTGGCGGCATGGGGGCCGTCATCGCTGGGGTTTTGCGCAACCAGCTCAGCAAGGTGTGAGCCCCCCCGGCGCCAGCCTGACCCCCTCCCCCCCCCTTGCGCTCCATCTCACCCCGCTGGGCGAGAACTACGACAGACTCAAACAGGAAGTCGAGAGTCGCTTTGACCCCAAAGATCGGCACCCCTTGCAAGCAAAGGCCGGGTGGCTGGTGCGCTATGGCGGCACCACCATCGAAGTCTCCAATCTGTTGACCATCACCGGCCAGGAGCAAGGCGAGAAGTCTCATGTTGGCCCTGCACTCGTCACCTCATTTGCCAGCTACTACGGGCGCGGCCCGTCGGACATGTGGGAATGGCTCAAGACCCGCTTGGAAGGGACGGCATAATGTCGGCAACCCGAGCCAAGAAGCAGGCTTCAACAGATGAAGCCGTTGCCCCTCCAGCCATTATGACTACGCCCGCACAAATGGGCATGGCGCACGGTATGGATGCGGTTTTCAGCTATTCATCCTTAAAACTCTAGCGTAACGACGCCCAGCCCGCTATAAACGTCAAAATGGCAAGCCACCTCCACGGCCTTTGCCGCATCGCAGCCAAGGAACATGGCCGCCTCGGCGTAATCTCGGCCGCTGCCAAATGCGCATTTTCTTTCAAAAAATTGCACAGGGATGGGGCTTTTGCCGTAGGCAAAAATGCCATCGCTGAGGAACACGATCAGGGTTGCCACGTCTTCGCGTGCAGAAGCCGGGAAGTCTTTCGGATCAGCGCCACCCTTGAACCACTCGCGCAATTCGACTGCTGAATCATGCGCGCCAGTCATTGCCAGCAGGGCGTCGCCGAAGCGCTCAATCTTCACAACGCGGCGCTTGATGCCTGCGTTGTCCCCCATGCAATCAGCGGCAAGCGTTTTGCCGTCAAAAGCAATCGTCGTCATTTACGCTCAAAAACTCTCAGCACCCTGGACCAAGCGATCCTTGAGCGCATAACCCAGCAGCGGCCACACCTTGCCAACGGCATCCTCGCGCGCCACCTTGCGCCCAATGGCCGCGTCAAAATTTTCCGGGGACACGCAAGCGCTCGTGCCCACCACGGTGTAGCCGTTACGCAGCACCAGCACGCAAAACGTCAGCAAATCAAGGGGGGCCAGGTGATCCACCCCGTACTGGGGGCGCTCACTCCCGCAATACTCGCCTACCTCAATCGCCCCATCAAACCCATGCCGCGCCGTGAAATAGTGCTCTCCCACAATGGCGTCTCGCACGTCCTTTTCCGTCACACGCGGCGCGGCAGATTGGGTCGTTTCCTCTTGCATATTCACTCCTTCGGTTTGACAAACAACGCCCGGTCGGCGTCGATCTGGGATCTCAAGAGCTTCACTTCGGCGTCTCGTCGGTCAAGATCGCCTGCGAGTCCTGCAACCACTGCCGTCCCTCTGACAACGTGCGCGTCGAGGGCTGCGTGTCGATCAGCAAGACGCTCGCAGGCAGCGGCGTTGGCTTTGGCCATCTGACGGTAAGTGGCGGCTCGGCGCTCGGCGTCGACGCGCAGCCGCTCAACAGCAGCCAAATCGCGCCGCACAGCAGTATTGCGCGCCTCGTGCGCCAGGGCAAAAGCATAGGAATGGGCGTGGGTTGCCGCTGCATGTTCAGACTCCTTCTTTGCGGTTTCCTGCTGGGCCTTGAGCGCCGCCTCGGCGCGCTTTTGGCGATCCTGGGCCACGGCCATTTGCAATTCACGGTGCGCCTGGCGCTCCCAATGCAGGCGCACGGTCTGCGCCGCCAAGGCAGCGATGGCGCACACCCAGCAAAGCGCCGCCATGTTGAAGCTCTTGAGGATCATTGCTGTTGCCCAGCGTTGGCATCCTCTGACTTTTTAGGGTCTGCGGACGAAGCTCGTTTTGCCCCTTTGGGCACTGCATTGGCAATCTGGCGCGCGATCTCCTGGTGAATCGCCTTGGCCGTCCATAGCGCAGCGGTTTCCGACGTGCCCGCTTCAAGCGCATCGGGCGCGCCTGTTTCAAGACAAGGCGCATCCAGCGCATCCTTGGTCATCGCCTGATATACCGAGCTGCCGCTTTGGAACGGCGCGTTCAGCGGCTGCCAGCCCTCTCGAATGGCGTCATTGACACGCATGGCCAGAGGGGAGAAATCTTCAGCCTTGATAATCTGATATTGCATTTGCGCTTCCTTTCTTCCTGTTGAAGTTCAATCAAAAAGCCCACCATCGAGCAAAACCGCACGCCAGGCAACGTGCATCAAAATCCATGCACAAAAAGGCCAGGGCATCAAGGCTGGCCCTCCACCGCATCCACGGCGGCCATACACTGCGCGTGCTCAGCCAGGCGGCGCGCCCACAGGCCCCGGCAAGTGCGGTTGCCCGGCTGCGAGCAATCCTGCCCATTGCTGTAGCGCCAGCGCAAAATCTGATCGCAGGCGGCGCGGTAGTGGCCCCGGTTCAGCTCGCGCACGATGGCGCTGCGGCAAAACGCGCCCGGGCCGATGTTGTAGGCCAGGTGCACATAAGTGTCGTACTCGGCCTGCGACAGCGGCACGCGCACGCACTGCTTGAGCGCCCCCTCAAACTTCTGCACATCGCGCAACGCGCGCTGCGCGGCTGGCACCGGCGGCAAGCGCGTTTGCATGGTCACATCCGGCCCCGTCGTGCCAAAGCCCACTGTGGGCACGCGCGTGCCGTGCGTGGGGTCCGGGTAGGCCCGCTCGCTGTAGCCCTCATGCACCAACAGGCCAACAAAGGCCGCCGCGCTCAACGACAGCAAGCCGATGGCGACGCGCTGACCACCCCCCTTCACAGCAACGTCTCCCCATCGCACGCATCGGCATCCACACCGCTGTAGCGCGACATCATTCGGCTATCGTGCGCCTCCTGCTCGCGCCGGTCGCGCCGCTCGGCAAACTCACGCTTGATGGCAAGCTCGTGACGCTTGAAGAACCAGGTGATCGCCATCCCGCCGAACACACCCACAGCGCCAACCAGCACGCTCCAGAACTGCGGCGAGGCGAACATGCTCACGACAATGGAGCCACCACCCAACAAGGCAGTGCCTTTACTGGATGCGCTCGCCAACACAGCGCTGGCTGCGGCCTGCTGTGCGTCCGTATGCGCCTGGGGGCCGTAGAGCACAGCCAGGGCTGAAGTGATTTTTCTGAGCATGGCCGCATGATCGGCGACAACGCCCGCTTTGCAAATTCCTATACAGGCTAACGCCGCTGTCTGCGCAAAGGGGGCCGATGCATACAGACCTCACCGAGCGGGGCTGACCCAAGCTTCACCGCTCGTAGCTGTAGTTGTGATTCTGGTTATGGCTTCCGCTCTGGCTGCCGCTGCCCGAAATCCCCGCAGAGATATTGACTGCGCTCATGGCCCCTGCGGCCATCTGCGCAGAGTACGCGCCCATGGCCTTTGCCGACTCCACAGCGATCTGCGCAGTGTTGATGGCGTGTTGCGATTTGGCGCTGTATTCGCTGATTTGCGCCTGCGCATAACTGATATTGGTGCGCGCCTGCATATCCGCAAATCGCGCCAGCATTTCAGCCTGCGCTGTGTTGACGCCAGCGCCCGCTTTCCATCCATCCACCTCGGCCATGAAGGTCTGCACAGCCTGCTGGGATCGCTTCAATTCGGCATCCACCTTGACACCCCAGCCGCGCATGGCCGCTTCGTACTGCCCCAACAGAGTGCGCGCCCCCTCCATTTGCAACTGCTTTGCCTTGATCTTGATCTCCGCCTTGTTGGCAATGGCCTGCACCGTATTGGCCCATGCGCGAGACTGCGCCTCAAACATCCCGGCCTTGGCCGTTTCGCCCTTGATTTGCGACTCATAGGCATCGAACTTGACCTTCTCCGCCCCCAGCCGCTCGGCGTATGCCTGCACATCAGCACGGTAAGCCTGAAACTGCGATTCAATCAAACCCACCTTGGTTTTTGCGGCCTCCATCAAGCCCTTGAACACCTCCACCGCTTGCTGCACGGCAATGAACTTGGACTTGAACACCTCCACCGCGTTCTGGTTGTGCGCCTGCACCGATTGGGCATGTGTTTTCCAGACCTCCAGCCGCGCCAACGCCGCGTCGAGCTTGATGCGAAACGTCTGTTGCAGCGCGTTGTAAGCCTGCAATTGCGCATTGAACAGCCCCACCTGCGCATTGAACAAGGTAATTTGCGCCTCCGCGCCAAACCTTGCCACCTCGAACATGCGTTTGGATGCATTCTCGTAGATGTTCTGCAAAAGCTGCTCAAGGGCAATGCCTTGCGTGACGGCAAAACGGATATTCTCGATTTCCCATTTTGTTGCCTCGATCAGAATATCCCGATTCAATTCGGCAGCCTGCACCCTGCCCTGCTCCTGCGCGGCATTGATTTGCTTGGCCAGCATGCCAGGGGGCATGGAAAACCCCCTTGCCGCAAAAGCCGACACCGCCTCCTGCACAGCGCGGCGGGTCTCGGCGCTGATGCGATCACGCGCACGCCCGAATAGCGCATCCTCCACAGCAGCGGGCAAGCCCGTGCCGCCCTCCATGTAGCGGCGCACCCACGCCATGAGATCATCCAGCAATTCCGACGCGTACTCTGGCTCTGCCCAGTTGATGAAGACATTGGGCGCGGCCAAGTCCATTGTGGGCGCTTCACCTTCGAAATCGGGCAAGCTGTCAAATGCAAAATCGGGAATATCGCGCAACGACTCCAGTTGCGGCAGTTCTACCATTGGCGCTTGCGGTATTTGCAGCTCGGCATCCACCTCAGGCCTGCCCGGCGCTTCTGGCAAGTCCAGCCCTGGCTTGTCCGGAATCTGCAAAGTCGGCAACTCAGGCGCGTCGGGCAGGTCATCCATTTGCACATCCAGGCCGCTGAACAAACTGTCCAAATTCCTTGGCGCGTCAGGCTGCGCGGGCAAGCGCTCCTTTGTGCCTGCGAATTTGGGCATGGGGCCGACATCCACCGCCGGATCCGGAAGGCTTGGCCATACGGGCAAATGAGGGGAAGAAACCGCCCCGGCCCGGATACCCGCGAGCCGCTCCAGCGATGAGGCCAGCACAGAAGACCACTGATCAGCCTTCTGGTTCATGCGCTCTTTTTGCTCGTTGACCACCTGCATTGCCATATGCATGGCCACCGGCCCTGTGCTTTGCTCGGACATGGCTTAAACCCTCCTTCGTGTCGCCTCTGCGACGACATACAAATCATCAAGATGGGCGCGCCTGCCACTCAATTGCAGCTCGAACGAGAAATGCCTGCCGCGCAAGCCCCGGCCAAAAATAAAGCGCCCATTGGTCAGGCAATCCGCGGGCTCTGCCTCCAGCGGGTACGTCCAGGACTCTTGCGCCTGCCCGCTTTGCGTCTGCCTGACCGTCATGGCGGCAAGGCCATCTTGCTCATACTCCAGATAGGCATAGATGGGCCGCGCCAATACCCCCCTGCCCACATCCATCTTGCCTGTCACCAAGCGCGCATGAATCACCTCATCGCCGCCCGCCAGCGCATAAACCCCATCATGGGCGGATGCGTAGGCCACGCCATCCACCATCACCGGCCCACTCAACGGGTAACGGTCGTAACGGCTCATGGCCCACCCCTGCACCGGCGCAGTCCATGCATACCCTTGCACCGGCGCGTCCAGGGCCGCCCCATGCATCCTGTCGGCAACAAAAACCACTTCCGCTGTGCGCGCCTGCGCGCTGTATTGCACCCGGCTCCCGTCGCTCGCGCGAGCGCGATCCACTGTGCGCGTCACAACATCCAGCTTGCCACTGACCGCATCGCGGGCACGGGCGCGCTCTGTTGTGCGCGCCACAACTTTGAGCTGGCCGCTGATCGCATCGCGGATGCGCGCACGCTCTGCGGTGCGCTGGCATATTGCGCCATGCACACCATCGCGCACGCGCACGCCATCCGTCACACGCACGCCAATCGCAACCCCTGAGATCGCATCGCGACAGACCGCCACCTCTGCCACAAAGGCGGAAAAACCGCTTCGCACCGATTCCTTGGCCCGCACCCGCTCCAACGTCACAGCGCCGCGCGTTGCGCCTGCATGGCTATCGCACGCGCGCACACGCTCATGCACGCTGGCGACGCGCAGCGTTGCCGCGCTGGCAATATCTCGCACGCGCGCCCGCTCCTGCACGCGCCCCATGCGGCTGGCGTAGATCACATCCTTGACCTGCGCCCACTCCACCACCGCCACACCGTGCGTGCCCGCTGCATGGTCGCGCGCACGGACATGTTCATGCACGCGCGCGCGGAAAGAGGCTCGCCAGCCATCGGACGCTGAAGCCGTCTCCGTCACATACTCATGAAAATCACTCATGGATCACTCCTATGAAACGGGGAATTTGCTTTGGATTGGCATGCCGGGAAAACCCCCAGCGCTTGCGAGCGCCCGGACTATCGGGGTCTTGCTCCGAGCAACTGCTATAGCGCGTGCGCCCCGCATGGCATCGCGCGGCATCCACGTAGAACACATCGCCATGCTCCGTGGGCGACATCTCGAAATACCCTTTTCTGGGAACCTCCTTGTGGATCGCCTGAGGCAGAGGATCGAGGCTGATGCGAAGCGCCCCCTTCTCCTCCGATTCACGCTGTTTGGTTCGCGAAAAAGTCTTTACCTTGGGCGGGCCACCTCCGCCTCTGTACATCCAGACATTCGCATCCGGATGAACCAGCCACGTAACATCCTGCGGCAATCCGCCCATCCAATCGCCCTGATCGGCGAAATCGGAACACGCCGATGGCTTGTAGTTGTATCCCACCACCCACACCGGATTGCCATTTTTGGGGAATGGAGAAACATTGGGCGCATAAGCCATGTTGCCCCGCCCATCTCCGCCTACCCACGCGAACGCGAAGTCGTAGGTAAAGTACCTATAGGTATTGGGATCGGTCGTGTAATAAAAAGCCCTGCTGTCCGTGATGCGTCCGCCAGAAGTCCACTCCTTGAAGGCATGCAGCACGCTATGGCGCGCCAGAAACGGCACACACAAAGCAACCGCCAGCCCATAACCATCGCTGACTTCGGTGTGAGTGTCGTGCTGGAAATAGCGGTTGCGCCATATCGTGCCGTACATGCACAAAGGATGGTCAAACTCAAAATTCGGCACAGAGTCGTAACCAAGGTCTTTACCCACAATCTCGGTCACTTTGGTGGTTTCTGCGGCGGCTTTGCGCTCGTCAAAATCACTGGTGTAGAAATGGCCCATCAAAGACGTGCTGCTCTGTGTAATCACCTGCCGCCATGACCCCACCTGCATGCACTCATCGAAGTTGTTTTCTTCCTCCTGCTTCCAGGTTCTATCGTCCCTGAAGTATTTGCACACCTTCAAGTCATCGCCGATGAAGTAGGCGTGCATGATGGTGTCGCAGCGCGGAGCCTTTCTGGGAGGCGGATAGCCTTTGAGCCTGCCAAAATCATGCGACAGGCACCCTTTGGGCTTGGACATAGGCTCAGGAAACTTGATTTGCGGATGCGACTTGGGCTTGCCCGGCGCCCACACGATACCTTCGGCGGTTTTGCGGATACCGCCGCTGCATGCGGCAATCGGTTGCGCTTCTATGGCATCCCAGTAATCCACCTCTTCGGCCATATCCGGCTGCGCATTGTTGGCGCGAGCCAGCAGTTCCCGCGCATCCGCGCGGCACAGCTTGTAGCGGATGGCGCGGCCTTTGGATGAGTTGCCAAGGCGCTGGCTCATGCGACGCAAATAACCTTTCAGGCGTCCAGCCTGGATGGGGTCGGCTGGCATCTCGATCTCATTGAAGTCCATCCGCCCACCATCCTTGAGAGCGCCCAGGCGCACGGAGAGCATGAAGGTTCTACCCCGCTGAATACCGTCGCTTCCCCACCCCCAGCAGGTATTGACCGCCTGCCTGCCAGAGTCGCTGAACGACCACCCCATGGCAGTGGAGTACCCGCTGTTTTTGTAAAAATCTCCTGCATCGCAAACCTTAATGATCACGCCCGCGCGCCGCCACGCCTCAAACGCCTGCGGCTCAGAGGGAAACCCCTCTCCGCTGGGCATGCCCTTGAAGACATCCAGAATCCATTGCAGCTCCGTATCGGAGGCGCTTTCGACATACTCCCTGAATGCGGGCGTGGTAGTGGCGGGCACCAACGGCAACGGCATGGCGTAAACGCCAGCGGGCGAGACTCGCACCAGCCAGGGCCAGCCGTCAGCGCCAAAGGACACACCATGCGTCTGCTTGAACTTGTAGTCGAACTGAATCTCCCCGCTGGGCACAGGCCAGCCCTGACAACCAGGCAGCAGCGGCCCAGGCCCTCCACGGCTGGAATCCGCCATCTTCAATTGCTGGGCAATGGCCTTGGTCACCTCATCGGGCAACTCCATCGTGACGCGCTCAAGCCTTGACTGAGGCAAGCGCTCAAAATCATGTCGGCCATAGCCGCCAGCGATTTGCACCAGCGCCGCCATGCGGCCGGAAAACCAGCCCGGCAACAACTGCCCGTACTGCGTATACAGCTTGCGCGCATTGGGCGGCTTGAACTCCTGGTGCAGGGGGCCGTACTCAATGGCAAAGCGGTGCAGGCTGACCTGCGAGGCCGCCGCCCCTTCCCCATACGCATTGAGCCGCCTCTGGCACGTTGCCGTCAAAGCCAAACGAGGCGCGGACGACGGCTCAACCACAGGGGTTTTCACCACGCCGGAGAACAACATGGGCACGCGCACATGCACCGTGCCCGGCCCCTCATGCTCCACAGTCGCGCCCACCTTTGGGGGCGGACTCACAATGGCCTTGCGAATCCCCCCCATGTCAAGAACCACCAGCGAGGCACCGCTGGGCAAAGCCCGAACCATCCGGACGCTGTCCACATCAGAGATCGCCTGAAAATTGGCGATCTGCTTCATGTGGCGGTTGACGGCCGCCACATCCTCTGGCGACAACGCTTCGCCGCCATCGAATTGGCCATAAGGCAGCGGCTGATGCATCGCCTCTACACCGTCAGCTCAAGGCGATACCCCACCTTGAAGGTGTTGCCATTTTGGAACGTGTAGGCCGCCGGGTACAACGAAGCCGACACCAATGTGCCGGTTGTGCTGCCCTTGGCCGCAGACGTCAGCAAGGCCGATCCGGTCACATTGACGGCATTGGACGTGGCAAATGTCACCTCCACCTCGTTGCCATGATTGTCGATATGGGTGTCTGCGCTGGCATTGGCAAACGTTACGGGGATGCGCGTTGCCAGTGTGTAGCCCTCTGTCAGACTCACCAGCTCGGACGCCACCGTGGAGAAATTCGACGCCGCCCAGTTCGATGCAGGCGCACTGGAGCCAGAGAACAGGGCAATGTAATACCCCGTTGGCTTGGGCGTGGTTCCCAGCGCCACATTCAGAAGATGCAGCAGCCCCTCTTTGGTCACCAGGTTGCGGTGCTCGCGCCGCCCGCCCGGAGCATGCACGGTGTACACCCCGGCCAGCATGGCCGCCTCGCGCGGGAAAACCACCCCCTCCTTGGTGTACTCATAACGCTGTGCATGCACAGACTCCAGCAGCGCGCGCGCCAGCGATTGTTCGATTGTGAGCATGAATACGCCCCTTGCGGCGTTGCCGCCGCCAAAGACGCACTCCTGCGCATCCGTTGACATCAAGAAGCGCAATGCTATTGCATAACGGTCAGAACGCGATCACCCCATACAGCAGTGCTGCCAAATTCAGCCCCAATCCCCGACAAGCTTCGCCCGTGCAGCTCCACCAACTGCCCCTCTGGCGTGCCTATCACGTAGCCATTGGCCGCCAGCCACAGCGCGGCCGCCGCACCCGCGCCAGACAATTGCCCGGCCAACTCGGCATCGAGCAGCACGGCGCTGCCCGCCACTGGAGGCTGCGCCGCTTTGCGTCGCAACACAAACGCATCCGGCCCCGCCCCCTCCAGGAACACCACATGATCGACCTGCCCCACCCAAACCCCGCCTGCGACAGGCTGCACAAAAGTAATGCGCTGGGGGAACTGCACAAAGCCATGCCTGCGGTCATACAAGTGAGGGGCCATCGGCTCGGAGAAATGCAACGCACGCGCGCTGGCCGTGAGCAGGCGGCCATTCCAATGCGCCATGAACCGCCCGGCAGGCATGGCATCGAGCATCTGAAAGGGCGGCGCACCCCCCAATTGGGGCAAAGCAGCCAGCTCGACAAAAGCCGTCGCCACCGGATAGTCGCCCACCGCCTGCAACTGCCCGCTGCCGGGCTTGCTCATGTAAAGACGCACATGCGTGACGCTGGCGTCAAGCGAAAACGGCATCGCCACGCGCAGAGCGCCACCCTCTTGAACGGACGCATACGACACCAGCGAAACAGACGACTCCAGCGTCCCGCGCAACCAGGACAGCGCCACGCCATAGTCGCCAGCGGCCAGCGCCCCAGCTCCTGCGGCGGACACTGCGGGCATGGAAGGCGTGTGCATGGACAACGGCGCTGCGCTGCGCCCGTCATACACCCAAATACCATCCGCGCCAGCAACAACCACCGCGTCATTGACAACACAATGGCAAGCCCAACTCCCACCCAAATCCGCCAGCAGCTCATGACTCCAGTCACGCACATCGATCTTGACCCACTGCGTGCCCAGCGTGCCAAACAGATCGCCATGCAGCGGGCTGCACCACAAATTGCGGTACAGCGCATCGCAGACTTTACGCACCGCGCCACGCATATCGACGCGGCCCGTCTGCGAAATATCCACATTCAAAGCCTCCCGCACCGCCACGGACGGCTCATCGCCGCCGCGCACCAAGGCGGCATCCTCGGCCCGGTTGTTGATGCCTGCCAACGGCATAAATCGCGTTGTAATCAAACCCATACCTCCTTACCCATGTGAAACCGTCTGCGCCCCCTGACGCCAGTTTTCCTGCCATATGGCATCGGGGCGAATCACATGCCGATGCAAGCCCACATCCGGCAGAGAGGCCGTGCCATCCGGGGCAATCCCCTGAGCGCCAATGCGACTGATCTCAGGCCCCATCTGCGTGCGGCGCACACGCATGCGCTTGGCAAAATGCTCCACGTCGTACTCGCAGGCAAACGAATCCCAGCCATCCACAGTCAGCCCGCGAACCCAATGCGATATCCAAGGCGAACCGCTGCCTGAGGCATCAAAACCCTCTATAGGGTTGACAATCGGCTCGCCCACGTACAGTTGCTGCGGCATCCGGATCGGCGCCCCGTAAATGGATTTGGGGACGGCTGCCGAATCCCATCCCTTAGGCCCCAGCGTACGGTGCCGGTGCTCCACCCCATGCTTGCCCCAGGCATCACTGCGCCACCCAGGCACATGAGCGCTTGTCAATTGACGCGGCAAATGCAAAGTCGGCCTGCCCAAAGCCTCTTGAAAGATCACATCCTTCTCTTCTTCAGCAACCACAATCGTGCGAGCGCCCGGAATGGAGGCCCAGCCAAAACGGCAGGCATTCACGCCATCGGCTTCAATGACCTGCACCAGATTCTCCAGCCGCGCTCTGCCAACACCCCATTCGGGCCAGCCACCCCAGCTTTCGGGGATGCCATGTGGTTTGAGTTCCTGCTGGAAGCCGCTCACGCGGGGACGCCCCATCTCGATCCCCTCATTAACCGGGTAGAGGGGCTTGTCCTTCATGCCGTGGTTGCGCTTGGCTTGGGCGGAAGCTTCCAACACAGCGTAAATCGTGTGCGGCGACAGGCGCGGCAGCCCCCAGCTCCCCATTTTTTTCGGGTCTTCGCCATCTTCCACCAGCGGGCCGATGCCCTTTTTGTTCAGATCCAGCCGCCTCACTTTCAGCGAGACGGCCGCCTGCCCGAAATGGAAATCATGGTACCCAGGCTCGACCCGGATCGTGTTGGCCGTCACCTTATGACGCCCCATCTCCAGCATGTCGCCAAACTTGCCGTGGCTGTCGGGCCAGACATACCCTTTGAGCAAATCAGGACGTGGAACCTGCTCGCCAAAAAACCTTCCACTGTCATCCGGGATGCCATAGCCCTCATCGTCCTCCGTGTCCGCAATGCCATCCCGATCCGTATCGATCCATTTGCGCAAGTCGATGTACTGCGTTGCGACAGGATCAAGGCCCACGCGGCGCACGCGCACCTTGTCGCTGACCACCATGCATTGATTGCCTTCAACCCAAACCGTCTGCGTGCGATCCGCAATGCGCGCACGCCCGAACAACGCCATATCCGTACCATCGGGCGCAAGCGAGCGCCATTGATGGCGCACCAGCGCATCGCCCCAATCCCACTGATTGGAATCCCAGCCGCGCATGGGAAACTCAGGCGTCTTGTTGCGCACCCGCGTTTCGCTCCCGAAGTGGTCATGCTGCTGTGTCCAGCGCGGCGTAATGCGGTTAAACCGCGTCTCCAGCAACGCCAGCCCCATTTTCGTGCTCTCATAGGGGCGCATGCCATCCATGCCCAGCGGCTGCACATAGCGCGTGAACAGCTTCACCTGCGGCAATGCCATCGGCAGGGGCGCAATAGCGTAGCGCCCCTCAAACGTCAGCTCACGCACGGCAAACGCCACCATCGCCTGCCCGAACTGCGGCGACTCAAAACCCACCATGCGATAAAAGCGGCGCAAATTCACCACCGCATGCGCGCCCACTTGCTGGGCCGCAAAACCCACCGGCAACACAGGCTCTGCCTTGTTATGCACCACCGTCCACCGGCTGATGGGAACAGGCTCTATACCGGCAAGCGGCAGCGCCCGCACCGCATGGGACACCAGCCCCGGCTTGGGCCATTGCACCATCGCAGGCGCTGCCACTCCAGCAGGCGCAACAGCGCGCGCCGCATGGCTGAGCACAGCGCGACCATAGCGGCCCGCATCAAAACCCAACGCCCCCAACAGCTTGTTGCGGTTCTCAACCAACGTCCATCGCGGCCACGGCGGCGGCGTCAAACCGCTTTGCGCATCCTCGACTTGCACAATAAACTGGCGCATGTTCCACACCCGCGCCACACCCCAGTGCATGACGGGCTCCGGGTAAGTGGTGATCCCTGCCACGAATACGCTGCGCGAAGCGTTTTCAATGCGCGCAAGGCCATGCTGATCGCTGCGCTTGCCCCGCTGCTCCAGCAAGCGCGCCTCTGGCGTAATGCGCTTCAGCCAGCGCGTCGCCTCGAAGCCGACAGCCCCGATCCAGCGGCGCGTGCCCACCTTGTGCAGATGCATGTAAGGGTATTCAATCCCTTCGGGCTGCACCGCGCGCAAGCCATGCGACACCCAAGGCTGACCAGCTTGCAGCGCATCATCGCCCAAAGCGTTCACGCTTCGCAATGCGTGCTCAACGCGCAAATCGCCGCCCCACTGCGAAGCCTCGCTGCCTTCGGCCCGAACCTGCCGCCACGCAAACCCCACCTGCGCGCCGCCGAACAAGTCATGATGAGCGCCTTGCGCCAACACCTCACGCACCTTGGGCCAGACGGTCGGCCCAGGCACCTCCTGCGGCTCGATGCCGACAGGCGACAGGCCGGGCGTTTGCCAGAGCGAAGGACTGGCCACTTGCGGATAGGCCGGAACAATCCCGGCAGGGTAGATCGTGCGGTAATACCCCCCCGCATCCGGCAGCCCCATTTGCAGGGCATCCAGTCCTTGCGGCCACAGCGCAGGCGTTTTGTTGGCGACGGCATGCAAGCCCACCTCCAGGCCATCCGCGCCTTTGGCAAGCACCATCCGCCGCGTGCTGTACACCACAGACCAGATACCCGCCTGTAGCGCATCCACACCCTGCGGCCTGATGAAATGGTTCAACAGCCTGATCGACGTGTCGCCAAACACCGCCGTAACCGGCGAGGCCCGATGAGCAATCTTCTGCGCCCTGTCGCGCACGCGCGGGAAGCCCAGCGCCAGGCTGTCAATGCCCTCTGGAGCAGCACGGGAAGTCTTGTCCCGCACCACCGGATAACCCAACGCGCTGGAAAGCCATCCCAGCGGCTGGGGCGGGAACTGCACCAGTGCATACCCAACCTGCGTGCCATGAATGCCCACTGGCCACAGCATTTGCGGTGATACCGCAGGCTCTGGCACAGCAGGCGGCTCTATCGAACGCGGCCGGGCAAACTGATCGGCCCGCGTATTGACCACCACCGGCCACGGCACATGCGAGGCATCCCAGCCTTTGGGCAGCACATACTTGACACCACCCTGCACCAAGGGGCGGCCAAACCACAGCGCGCCAATACCGCGCACGCGCGCATACTGACGCCAATTCCACACCAGCGCCCGGCCAACACCCCCTGCACTCAAGCCCGCCGGGCGAATCTGCGCCGCCGCATTGCGCACATGCGCCAGCCCCACCGCCGCGCCATCAAAGCCTGCGGGCGCAAGCACCGGCAGCAGCGGCTGGCCAAACGCACTCGCATCCCAACCCGTGAGCGCCACATGCAAAGCCACGCTGGGCCGCGACCACGCCCCATTGAGCACCCCAACTGGCGCGGCATACACACCCTGCCCCACCCAGGACGCATCCAGCACCGCAAAGGCAGGCGCATACTCCCAATCGTGCAGCACCCGCCCCACGCCAAAGGCATCAGGCGCTGCAATCCCTTCAGGCGCGACAAACTGCTGCGGTAGCAGGCGCGGCTCGCCACACCCTGCCGCCGCAAGTCCGATAGGCCACACCCCCAGCGGCGCGGCAGGCCACCATGCGCCATACAGCCGCCCTATCTGCCGGGGATACGGCCGCCGCCCCACCCATGACGCATTCAACATGGCTACATCGGCTCAGGCTCGGTACGCGAGAAAAACAAATCGTTCAATTGCTCGCCCGGCGCGGTCATGAACTGCACGTCATACGGCCCCGCGTCATACACCTTGAGCGTGTAATCACCCGTGACCGCATCCGAGACCGTTTGCGCCATCAATACACCCGTGTCCCTCTTGTAAGCCCTGACAACACGCGCCACAGGCTGATTATTCACATCCCGCACCGCGCCGCGAATACGATGCGGCGTCGTGGTGATAATACATGCCGAATATTCAGCGCCCGACGCCGCAAGCAGATTCCTTGCCATTTTCGGCTGATCTTCATAAGCGAGACCGGATGAAATATGGAGTTTTGCAATCCCATGGTTGCCGTCCGTGCGGTTTTGCAAGAGGTACATCGCGTCTTCTTCCGGGTCTGGATCCGCAACAATTTCATGATATTGAACACCATTCAAATTCGCGTGATTGAAATCATCAATCAGTCGCGTGGAAAGCCTGAATCTTTTGACGAAGGGCTGATGCCTCACACAAATGAAAAACACATCCGGATCAATCGGGCTGCGAGTAACAGTCTCTTTGGCACCAGATGCATCAAAAAGATAACTATTGAGTTCATACTCAACAGTGCAGCTCGAAAGATCAGCAACCAAAAGATAAGGAGCGCTCGTGCAATGCAGAACAACCTTTCTCCCATCGCCAGAAAAGGCAATGCCTTTGCATACTCTGGCCACCTTGGGCAGATCAGCAAATGTCCAATCATTTGTGCGGTAAATCCTTGTCGCGTAATAACCGCATACGACCAGGTATTCTCCGTCATCCGAAAACGCGACCATACTGACGTCGCCAAGCCCTTGGTCGTTCACACCATAGAGCAGATTGTTTGATTTCCTGCGCACCTCCAGCTTTGCGCTGCCTCGCCCACCAAAAACATAAAACTCATTACTGGCCGAGCAAGACGCGGGATACGCATTGGAATATGTCCCATGATCCACAGCCTCGCCAAAATCTTCCGGACGATTGAACAAGAAAAAATTATCAGAACTGAGCTCTTTGCAAACAACGCAATAACTCTGATCCGGGCTGACTGAAATATTCGGGGCGTAAAAATTTTTAACCGGATGCACACTCAAAGCCACCGGCAACAATTCCAGCCCCTGACGAATGTCGAATGCCCGAAAACCATAAGCTTCTCCCTGACCGACAACCAACAGCCGCTTAGGCATTTTTAGCCTCCCCCAGGGGCGTCTCCCCCGGCCAATCATTCTTGTCTGCATGCCATTGGCAATACGCATGGAACACATCGACCCCGCCACCTTGCGCGCGCACATAATCAATAGCGTGCTCCAGGGAATCCTTGCCACTGGTATTGCGCATCCGCTCGGCGGCGAACATCTGAAACGGCGGCAGCGCCACAACGCGCCCCCAATCCACCGCCCTACTTTGGGCGGGCATCTGCCCCATGGTGATCGGCAGCGCGCCGATACCCGCCACGCCTGCGATCTGTGGCGGGGGCTTGACGCCCTGCACTGGAGCGATTTTTTCAGCCTCGATCACCGGCGCTAGCGCCCCACTCGCGGCCAAAGGCTGGCAATCAGGACAGGGAGCCATTGCCGGACTCCTCCATCGCCAGGGCCTCTACAGGCTGGCTGGCTCGCTGAACAAGGGCCTCAAACGCTCCGCCATTGACCGGCGTGTAGCGGCCTTGACTGCCTTCGCGGACCACCGCCGCCAATGCCATCGTCGCCTCCACGGTCGTCAAGGGCTGGCGCAATTCCTGGGCGATGCGCTCACAGCAACCGCGCACATCATCGCTGGTCATGGAAGATCGCGCCATTTGCTCCAGCATCTGCGACTGCCCGCGCATAACGGTAGCTAAGTGGTTTTGCAAACTGCGCGCCTGCTCCACCCAGAAGTCACGCTCCATTTGCATGCTCATCAGCTTTGCTTGCGCCACACGCAGCAAATCCTCCGGGCGCGTTTTGACCTGGTGTTTTGCCTGGGGTTTGGCGATAGCCTTGCCCGCAGGGCCGGCCGCCCTCTTGCGGTTATTGGGCATGGCTGACCTCCGGTACCCCCACGTCAAACATGACGCGCCCACCCGTGCCAGCGGCCAGGCATCCAGCAACGCGGCTGGAAATGTCCTGATTGGGCTCCAGATCCTCCCCTTCTGCCAAACTGCGCGCTGCCTGCACCATCGCCATCTGCTGCTCAGGCCCGCCAGGGAACACCAGGAAAAATCCCACACCACCCGGGCAGTGCAAAGCGTTCAATCGATTCACCCCCTCATCACCGCTAATCTGCGCGATAACGGGGCCTTTGCAAGTAGAAATGATCTTTGTTTTCATGAAAGCTCCCTGTGCATTGAACATGGCGCACATGGTGCGACCAAGGCGCACCCATGTAAAAACCTATGCAGGCCACAGGGGGCGCACAGGGAAGCCACAGCCTGGCCCGCGTCACTGCTCCCAGGCAAACGCGCCCGCCTGCATGGCATCGCGGCGCGTGCGGGGCAAATACACCCCGTTGTCCGCGCCCGCCACGCGGAGACGCCTGCCTTGCACACTCTGGTACATGTGCTGCGCCGTGATCCGCCTGCCGGGGTTGACCCGGTTGAAAGCCCGTATCGCATCGCGCGCCTCTTGCATGCCCTGAGCGTCTTTGTGCATGGCGGCCTGGGCAAACTGCGTCAGCAACCGCGAGCGGCGCACATTGAGCCTGCGATCGGCATCCATGACCGCCTTCTTGCCCTCGAACGCCAGCCGCACCTCCGAAGGAGAAAACCCCGCCAATTGCCCCACAAGGCCCAGCGCGCCAACCTCATCCTTGATGGAGATGCCGCTGCGATCCTGTGCGCCCTCATCCCAATATCGGTAGCTCTTGATGGCGCTGCGCGCGGCCACCGGCATGAAATCCTCCAGGGCGCGCAGGTAATCGCCGTCGGCCATTTTTTGCGCACCCTTGGCCCAATTGACCCCGATGCCGACAACCGGCCCCAGCAGCGCGGTAGTGAGCGACTCTGCCCACCTCTGCCCGGACAAACCCTCCTGCACATCCGGGAAGATCAAGTGATCCAGCCCCACCCGCCCGGAAATATCCACAGGCGTCAGGCGCGACAGACCTTTGGCAATCACCTCCGAAGCCTTGGGGCCAAACGCCTGCGCCATCAAATTGCGCATGGCCACCTCTGCGTCCCAAGGCTCATCGTCACTGCCGCCCAGCGCCGACGCCATCGCCAGCAACACCCCCACCAAAGGCAAACCCAGCACGCCAGCGGCCATCGCATGCGTAGCCATCAAAGCGGCAAACACCTTGCGCGCCTCTTTGCGCACCTGCGGCGACTCGCCCGCCACAGACATATAAGCCTGCCGTGCCAGCGTGAAGATCATGTTGACCGAGAACTGCTTGAACAGCAGCACAACGCGGGCCACATTGCCCTGCATCACACGCGGGCGGTTCGACACCGAGTAATCGAAATGCCCCCGGTAGGTCACATCCACCGCCTGCTCATACGCCGCATCATGCTCGGCCCCTGCCTGGCGCGCCAGCCGGTAAGCCGCCATGAAAGTCGTCTGCCGGTTGAAGCGCTCGGCATGGTGGAACATGAACGAAGCCAGGCGCATCACGGGGCGGATTTTCCACATCACCGCAGAATCCTCGCCCTGGGCAATGCCCGCCAGATCATGCGCCATCGTGACATCAATCACCCCGGCGCGAACCGCCTGCTCATACGCTGCGATCTCCTGCTTGTCGCCAAGCGACTGGCGAATGTCGTTCTTGTTCGCAGCCGCCTCTTTGGAGGCGCGCAGCAAGGCCGCCGCCGCCTTGCCAAAGCCCCACTTGCCCCCCATGATCGGGTAGGCCACCAAAGGCGTCTGCGTCAAGTTCACCATCGCCGAAGCTGGCGACAAGCCCAGATAGAAAAGAAAGCCCGCACTGGTCAGCGCCGTGGAAATCGGGCTGACCTTGGGATTCATCATCGCCTCATGGCGCTTGCTCATCTCATCGACCACCCGCTGCATCTTCGGCTGGTCGTAACTCTCATCGGCAGCGCCGCGCTCATCGACATGCTTTTGCATGCGCTCCAGCTCTTCCTGCATCCGGTCGCCATAGCGCAGCTTGGCCAGGTAACGCGCGCCATGCACCGTGTTTTGTGCAAACGCCCGGCGCGCATCCTGGCTGAACCCCGGCGTTCCCTTGCGATGGATGCCATGCTTGGCCCACGACAAATCCGGCAGCGACGCCAAATACAACTGCCCCAGCGTGTCCTCCAGTTCGGCCAACTGCTCGGCAGGCACAGTCTTCTCAAGCGCACCGTACAACTCGGACATGAAGCCCCGGCCCACCATATCGCGCCCCGCCACAAAATCTTTTGATAGCGTCACCCGCCCAACAGAGAACCCCTTCTGCGCTGGCCAGGCCTGGCGCATCTGCTGGCGCATGGCATCTGCTTCGGCCATGGTTTCCGCCCGCGAGACGCTTACGACCTCGCCCGCCGCATCCCTGACTGCAACCACATACTGCCCGAATCGCGCCAGCGGGAAATACACCCCCTTGACCTTGCCGAAAAACTCGGCATCCATTTTCTGGAGCAGCCGCGCGCGCCTGGGCGCGCTGATGGCGCTACGCAAAATGCGATCCTTCATGGCCTGCTGCACCTGTTCGTAATGCTCCTGATACGACTGGCGCACCTCCCGATAAATCTCCTGTGCCTCGCGCGAAAGCGCATCAAAACGCCCTTTGAGATGGCGGCTTTTCACCCTGTCGTCACCCTCGGCATAAGGCACGCGGCTATCGGCATCGATTTGCGCCAGCGTTGCATCGTGCATCAGCTCGGCCAGCGCCGCCTCATCCTTGAGCTTGCCCCAGCGCTGGGCCAAATCATCGGCAGCGGCGCTCACATGGTTGGCATCGGCGGCCATCCAGTCAGCCAGGCGCTCGTACTCGGCCATCGGCAAATCCTTGCCATAGATCTCCACCAAATGCCTGCGCCCCAGAAACTGCAACCCCACCTTCAGCCAATCGGTCAGCTTGTGGCTCGCCGCTTTCATGATGCTTGTGCGCGCCACCGACCCGATCACTTTGCCTGTCTGCTCTGCCGCATCGCTGCGGCTGAACATAGGGCTGTTGCCTTGATCGTCACCATGGGGGATACTCGCACTGCCCGCTCCCGCATTCTGGTCGCTAGAGTCAGCCGGTGTGTGCGTAGCGCGGTTGGCGTCATTGGCCGCAACCGTTGCACCGGGCACTCCTTCCGCTCCCACAACATGACGCGTAGGTGTAGGCGTGTTGTGCGTAGGGCTTGCGGCATCAAATCCTGCCCCTGCTTCACCGGAAGGCCTCATCTCAAACCCCGTCAGCATCCATGCGTTGCTGCCGGGGTTTTTCACCAAAACGGCCAAGTTGCCTTCATGCTCCACGCGCAGGTTTGTACTGCCGTGCATTTGCGCACGCCCGATTTCGCGGCCCTTGGCAATGGTTTGCACCAGGTTGTCCAACAAGCGGCTTACCCGGTCATGACTCATCCCATCCTTGCGCCGACGCGCTTCCAGTATGTGCGCCAGCCCACGCCCTCCGACCGTGCGGCCATTGGGCATCACGCGCCCCTCATCCCCCCACACGAAATCCACCCAGCCCAACCCGTTGCGGAACATGGCGCGGTGCACGCTGGTTTTTTCCGTCACCGCCTTTGCCAGCGCCTCGCGCCCTCGGCGGATGTTGGCCTGCGCATCCTTCATCGCGCTGCGGCTGAACATGGGCAAGCCATCGCCGCTTGCATCACCTTGCACATCCAGCGACAGCAGGCGGCGCAGCTCGGCGGCGACTTCCGCTGAATCGGCCTTGCGGCCTTGGGTGTTTGGGGTTAGACTGCGACTGTCTCCTGAAGTTGTTGCGCTGTGTGGCTCGGATGCTTTTGCATCAGCAGCAGATACGCTCGGCTTCAGGAGATTTTCTTTGAGCATCACGCTGTGCAAGTACATGCGCTGCGTGTTCATGTCGCGGCGCACCAGCGCCGTCACGATATTCACACGGCCCGAAATGCTCACCGGCGCGGAGATGTAGAAGCTGTCCTTGCGTCCATGCGCGGCTTGGTAAACCAGCGCACCACGCTCGATCACATCCTTGACTGCGCCGAAAGCCGCCTTCTTTGCGGCATTCGCGCCACCATGCGCCATTGAATCGCGCGCAGCCTGTTCGTTGAGCAGCACCTCACCAATATCCGGGCTGATCGCCTTGCCGCCCTTTTGCTTGAACACGCCAGCGGCCCAGCGCACCACATCAGCATAACCACCGCTCGGCGCATCATCCAAACGCACGCTCGCCACCGGCTCGCCCTGCAAAATCCGCGCCTTCTCGGCATCGGACTGGCCCTTCATCGCGCTGCGGCTGAACATGGGCAAGCCATCGCCGCTTGCATCGCCTTGCACATCCAGCGCCAGCAGGCGGCGCAGCTCGGCGGACACAGCATCGGATGCAACCTTGCCATCTTTGGGCGATGGTGCTACAGTGGCTTTGCCTTCTTGATTTGTCGAGCCAGATCGCTCCACACCGCTTGCGGTGTCAGTCCTGGACACTCCCAAGTCAAGAAGGCTTTTTGTTGTCTTGCGCCCTTGTGCGTTTGGCGATATGCTCTGAGCGTCTCCTGAATCGGATGAGCCGGTGTGCCCGGATGCTCTTGCATCGGCCCCGGAAACTCGGCGGTTCAGGAGACTTTCTTTTGTGGCAACGCTATGCAAATACATGCGCTGATCTTTCGGATCTTTGCGCACCAGCACAGTCACCACATCATCGACACCACGGATCTTCACCGGCGCACTGATGTAGAAGCTATCCACGTTGCCATGTGTAGCTTGCGTGACCAAAGCCCCTTTCTCCAGCACATCTTTAACGGCAGCGAATGCCAGGTACTTGAATGGGTTAGCCCTGCCATGCGCCATTGAGTCCCGAACGGCGCGCTCATCCAATACAACAGGGCCAATTTCCGGGTTGGTCGCGCTGCCGCCTTGGCTGGCAAACAAATCACTGGCCCAACGCCGAACATCGGCCATTCCTGTTTGGGGCGCCTCATCACCTTGCAGAATGGCCACCGGCTCGCCCTGCAAAATCCGCGCCTTCTGCACATCCGAGAGCACGTCGCCTTGGGCCTTGCGGTTGTACATCGGCTCGATCTGCGCCGCCTCGGGCGTGAGCAGCGCCTCGTCCCAGATCACGTAATTGTGGCCGCCGCCCAAGCCATCGCGGCTGAGTCCGTCCAGGTAACGCAAGCCGGGGACTCCATGCTCCAGCAGCAACTGGCTGGCCGCTTGCTGAATGTTCTCCACGCCGTCGGGATCAAGCTCTGCCGCCACCTCGCCCAACAGCCCATACAAGGCTGTGCCGCTCGTGTCAGCATCCACGCCATCCCACATCCAGCGCATTTCCTCAGGCAGGCTTCGGCCAATGGCGGCAATGGCCTTGCGCACCTTCAGCGGCTGCTTTGCCAAGGGCGCGTCATAGTTGAGCAAGTCCGAATCCTCGGGCACCTCCACCCGGTAGAGCTGGCCAGGCTGCGTGCGTTGCACCCGCCCCACCAACGCCTCCAGCGCCGCCACCGCCTCATGTTCCTCAAACAAGGCCGCGTCCTCAATGGCTGCCAACAAATTGCCATCGAAGGCCCGCAGCAACTCATCGGCGCGCGCATTACCCGTCGTCGCAGGCCCCTTGCCCTCACGCCCCCACAGCAACTGCCCATCGATGCGCACCTCACCCGAATTCATCGTGCGGTAATGCTCGGCCACCTCCCGCTGGCTGGCAAAGTACATCCCCCAGCCGTAGGCTTGAGCGCCTTCGCCCGTGCCCATCTTGTGCAGCTTGAAGCCCTCCTTCTCGATACCCCGGTGCGGGCTGCCATGCCAGGCGCGCTGGAAAGCCGGCAAAGCGCCCGCCGCTTGCGCCTGCGACCCGCGCTGCACCCAGTCGCGCGCAGGCAAGATGAACTCGCGAATGATCTCGTCATCGCTCATCTCTCCCAGCCAATGGCGCAGGGCGGGCACATGCTCACGCAGCCAGGCGCGGATCGCTGCGACCGCCTCGCGCACCAGGCCCAGCCTGGGCTGGCGTTGCGCCAACTCGGCCAACACCTCCTCGGCCGCCTCCAGGCGTTGGCGCGACGTCATCGCCTGCCAGATCTGCGCATCGCTGGCCTGCCCGGCCTGCTGCTTGCTCAGGCCATGCAACCCATACTCACGCGCCTTGGCCACCACCTGGGCGCGGCGCGCCAGCGTCAGGCGGTTGAGGATTGAGGCCAGCGAGCCGCCAAACACCCCGCGCAAGCCGTAGTGACCCAGCGCCTCATGCATCAACACCCGCGCCACATCGCGCGAAGTCTTCAACTGCCCAGCCACCAGGTACACCTGGCCCTGGTAGAAAAACCCTTGCGGCTCGCCTTTTGCGCCCTGGCTTTTTTGCACTGCATCGTGCTCGCGCACCACACGCGGCACCTTCGCATCCTGCATGCCAGCGACCACCACCACCCGTGGCGCATTGGCCCAGCGCGCAACAATCTTCTGCGCCACCCGCTCCACAACCGCCACATGCGCCGCTTCGCTGGCCCTGGCCTGCGCATAGGATTGGCGCATGCCATCGGCAGAAAGCGATTGCAGCGCATCCAGGCGCGCTTTGGCGCTTTGGCTGTAGCGAATGTCCGGGTTTTGCGCGTCGAAGTCGCCGCTGTTGCCGATGGCGGATTTGATCGCCGTTGGCTCAAACGCCACCATTTCGGCCGCATCTTCAGCCAGGCGAACGACCACGCCATCAAACCCTCTCTCTTGCAGCGCCTTTGTGAAAGCCGACACCTGAGCCGCATTCGCATACCGCAGCCGCTTCTTCAGCCCCACATCGGCCACATAAGGGTTTCGCACCGCCGCGAACAAAGGCATGACGTTTGCCCCGTCCTCGCCACGCTTGTTGTGCGCATAGATCTCGGCAAGGTCTACCGAGTCAGTGACGTACACACCTTTGCCCAGCCACCCCTTGTCCTTGCGGTTGGGATGCTCCAGGTCAAATGCAGCTATGTCGTCTTTTGTTCCGTGGAACCAGAGCCTTGGTTCTGCGGTGTCTCGATCCAGTCCCCATACTTGTCCAGTTGCGCCTCCATTTCCGGCGTCAGCTGCGGCAGCGACTCGATCAACTCCTCCAACGTCATCTCGCTGTAATCCTTTTGCAGCCCCCTGCCGCTGCCCTGTTTGTTCCCAGTCATAGCCCCACCATTTCTTGAACGCAGGCGTTCTGACCTGCACCCACTGATGGTAGTTCAGCTTGGTGCGGCCCTCTGCCTTGGCTTTCTCGTATGCCTGCCTTCCGCCATAGGCGCGCGCAGTTTGCTCAAACTCATGGCCGCCATCGAAGTACGCCGCCAGCGGCTCGCCAGTTTCAGGCTCAGTGGCCTTGGAAACATCGTCGGGGTTGACACGGCGCAAGGATGGCAGCACACTACGGCCTGCCCCAGTGAAGGCCGTGGC